GGTCAAAGTCGTAATAAGCACCTAATGTTTCTACCATTTTACAGAACTTCTCGGCAGTAAGAGGCTCTTCGTCGTCCCATTCAAAGCGCAAGTCTTTTAAAGGGGCATAGGCAGGTGAGAGCTTTACCAACAGTGGTATGAGCTTCTTATTGATGATATGCTTTACAAGCAGTTTGTCGCTTTGAAAGCGGTAGGAAGCCAGTTCAAACTGCACCTCTACAGAGCCTACAAAGCCTTTCTCATCGGTGAGACCTGTACCCCCTAAAAAGCGTTTAGAGATTTCGTTATCGGCACGCTTTATCAGAGTATCAAAAACTCCCTCACTATTGTTTAAAGAAATGCTTGGTACTTCAAACTTTTCATTGCCACGTCCTACCATAAAGGCATTGCGTTTGAAGTTTGTCGCCATTTCAAAGAGTTCGTTAAGGCGTGTATCGTCTTCTCTTTCTGTAGTGATAAACAGAGGAGGTACGCCGTACTTTTCAATAAAGTCCAACCACGAGCCTAAGCCAAGTTTTTTAGCTAAGATAATAGGAGCTGCCAAAGCATATTGTCCTAAATCGTTGTAGTCCTTGCCCACTTGGATATAGAAGTTAGCAAGGTTACCTTCTTTGTAGGGGGTGCCCGTAGTGTCGCCTGCTTCCTTGAGTACAATACCTTTGAGGGGATTAAAGTAGGCTTGTCCTATTTCGGTTACTTCGGTAAGCTCGCCGTTCTCATCGGTATTGAACAGCTCAATAAGGGTAGTACCTTGAAACTTACTCATCAGTACGAGTTTGATAAAGTCTTGAAACCACATCGTTTCCAAAAGTTCTTTAGCTTCCTCGTTACGTTCTTTCTTAGTGTTCACCAATCGAAAAGGTGACTGTTGTGTTTTGGCGATACGGCTTTCAATGACTGAGCCCAGATGGTTGTCTTGCTCTAAGTTGTCATATAATTGGCGTAGCTTTAGCTTTTCGGGATTGTCGGCGTGGGTTCTTGTTAATCTCCTTATCCTCCAAGTCGTCAGCCACGATAAAGGTGGGGCGTTTGTTTTTTACACGTAACCCACGTGTATTTTGTCCCATACCAAGAGCCTGACCTATAAAACCTCCTTTGGTAATAAAGAAGCCGTCTTCCCAAGTGCCCAGCTGTTTTTGCTCACCAAAGTCGGCGAGGATACGCGGGTTAGCTTCAAACTCTGCTTTAATATCCTCCAACAGCTGCTCGGCACGCTCATAGCTATTACCAATAATCACCAAGTACATAGGTTCGCCTTGCAACCATAGCCAAAAGGGTATAAAAATATCATTCCATACCGATTTGGCAAGCGCACGCCCCCATTGGCAAAAGCCCTTAAAAGTAGGGTTCTTTTGTACCATTTTAGCCCATTCTATCTGAAAGTCGGCGCAAGGAGCATCGGCATAGTGAGGGAAGTAACGTTCTACCATTAGGCGTGGGTTTTTACGACACGCCTCTATATTTGCCTTACGCTCTTCTGCGGTTTCATTGGCGAAACGTGCCCCTGCACTCTTGGCAAAGGCTATCTTCTGTAAGTAGCGTTCTTTTGCTATTTTGTCTTCTACTTTCATTGCTTAAAACTTTTTATCGGCTACCTCGTGCAGGTGTTCCTCTTGGAAATCTAAAGTAAGTATATAGAGCTTCTCATCTTTGAGACGTAAGGCTTCAAAGATACTCTCCATTACTTCTATATACATCGAAAGAGTTATCTTAGTGCCCTTTATAAGGTTTTCAATACGCTTGTTCCACTTAGCGATAGCATCGTCAATTGAGGCGCATTCCTTGCGCAGCTCTAATAGTTCTTTCTGTAGAGAACTCTCCTCTTCTTTACCGGCATACTTTATCTCGGCTTCTTTCTCCTTTATCTGCTCAATCACCTGCAAACGGCGGTCGGTGAGTGAGTCTACTACCAGCTGGGTACGCTCAATGCGTTCCTTGCCCGAATTAGCTTTAGCATCGCGTATTTTGCGCCATTCACCTTCTGTAGCCCAGCGGTCTACGGTACGCTTATTCACACCAAGCTGCCCCGCAATCTCTTCAGCCGATTTGCCTTGCTCAATGAATAAGATACGTGCCGATTTTTTCTCTATTTCTTTTGCCATACTTCTACTTTTTAGCAGTGCAAAGTTCCACAAAGCCCCTAACGTATAAAAATTGCCGTCCCAAAATAGGTCGAATTTACTGCCTATTTTAGGTCGGATTTACTGCCTATTTTGGGACACCAATTTGCAAGCCTGCCCCCTTCTTTGGAATTTTGCACCAACAAACAGCAACCCAAAAGGTTTAAGCCTATGAACAACAAACCATCAAATATTATCACAAAAATAAATGCACAAGCAGGAGTGTTAGAGCTCAGTATTACAGGGGTGATATACTATGGCTGGACAGCCTCCGACTTCAGTTATGAGGTAGATAGAGCTATCAAACAAGGCATCACTACTGCTACTGTATATCTCAATACACAAGACGGTTCAGTATATGAAGCTACCGAAATAGTGAATCAGCTCAAGCGAATGAGTAGCGTAACCGTTACCGCAGGTGCCTTGGTAGCTTCTGCAGGCACTTATATAATGGCACATTTCCCTGCCAAAGCCTATAAGAGCTCGCAATTTATGATACACAAACCCATTACAGATTTCTATGGCAATATCGACCAGCTCAAAGCCGAAGAAAAACACCTCGAAAACCTCACCACTCAATACAGAGAAGTCTACGCCAGCCGTTTTAGTAAAACCCCTGAAGAGATAGACCAGCTGTGGCAACAAGACTATTGGCTTAACGCTACCGAAGCTAAAGAATTAGGGCTCATCACCGAGATTACAGATGGCGACCCCGAAATCACTACCGAAACAATAGCAATGATGCAAGCCTGTGGCTGCAAACAGCTGCCACAACTCAATGTAGTAACAAACCCTAAAATTATAACACCAATGGATAAAAACGAGCTTATCTCCGCACTCGGTATGGCTGCTAATGCCACCGATGAGCAAATTAAAGAACGTATTGCCGCCCTCAAACAACACGAGACGCAAACTAAAGCCCAAGCCAGCGCACGCGCCGAAAAGTTAGTAAATAAAGCTATCCTCGACAAAAAAATAGCAGCCGACAAAAAGGACTTATACATAAGCCTTGCCAATGCCGATTACGACAAAACCGCCGCTTTGTTAGACGATATAGAAGCTCCAAAACCCGCTTCACAGTCTATCCAACACACAGTCCAAAATGCTACCGACAAAAGCAATTGGTCATTGAACGACTATCTCACCAAGGATCCACAAGCCTTAGAAGAGCTAATGGCTTCTGACCCCAAAAAAGTGAGAGAGCTTAACGCAATCTATCAACAACAAAAAAACAAATAGAAAATGCCAATAAGAAGCGAAAACCTACCCCTAAAAAATGAGCTTGCTGTAACAGAGCTCATTACCCAATTCAGACACGAGAACGAATGGCTCGGTGCTGTAAAATCAAAACCCGAATGGTTAAATAACGATGTTATTAAAATACCTGTGCGAGGGCTTGCCCCTAAGGTGCTTATTAATAACACGGTGTATCCCATCGCCTCTCACCAACGTGAAGACGGCAAGGTGATAATATCCCTTAATAAGTACGAGACCGAAAACACAGAGGTAACTACTGATGAGCTTTACGCATTACCTTATGAGAAGGTAAGCGATGTACAAGTACAACACCGAGAAACCCTCGAAGATAGAACCGCCGAGCACGCCTTAGTGTCTATAGCTCCTCAGAAAAACACCGATAAAACACCCGTAATAACCACTACAGGTGAAGACGATGGCACAGGACGCAAACGACTTACCGCTAAAGACATTATTAGGTTGAAAAAATTGGAAGACAAACTCAAAGTGCCTAAAAAAGGGCGTGTGTTAGTGCTTTGCTCTGAACACGTTGCCGACTTGCTTATTGAGGACTTGACCTTTAAAACCCGATACCAAGATGCCAACAGCGGTAAAATAGCCGATAACTACTACGGCTTTGAAATCTATGAGAGCACCTACGCCCCTACTTACCACAACGGCGAAAAAGAAGCCTTTGGTGCAGTACCTCAAGGGAAAGAAGCCTCTATTGTGTTCCACAAAAACTACACAGTCAAGGCAGTAGGTAGTGCCGTACGCTATGCCCGCGAGAAGAGTGAAAACCCAGAGGGTCGTAAGCACACTATTGGCTTTGAAATGCATTTTGTATGTGTAGCTATCAAAGACGAAGGTACAGCTGCTATCATCAGTGGTAGTTAATAGACGGGGTGCGCCCGTAAGCCCACCCCTTTTTTTAACCTTTTAAACCTAATAAAAAAACAATGGAAAACCCAAAAACATACACCCAACTCTTAGCCATTGCTGTACAAGTAATGCAAGCTAATAACCTCGACGAAGTATTTGCCACCGAAGACGGACAAGTCTTCTACGAAAAAAATCGCGCTCAGCTCCACGCATCTTCTATTGATAGCAAGGTATATACCTTTGACAATAGCAAAAGTGTGAAGTTAGCAAACAAGGTACCGCAAATCAAAAAAGATAAAGAGGGTAAAACAGAAACTTCTAAAGTAGAAGGAGCTACTGTACAAGGAAAAACAGAAACTGAAGAGCCCACAGAAGACGACGAACAAAAAACTGAATAACAAATGGGACAACTCAAAGGATTTACATTTAAAAAAGCTGAAGGAGGCTTGGGGCGTACTGCTTCTACTAAAGACAATTTGTTTTTGATAGTAGCCGCTATGGCTGTGGCAGGCACCCAACTCACACACGGAGAAACTAAATCTTTTATTCAGCTAAAGGATGCAGAAGCGGTAGGTATTACTGAAAGTTTGGATGCCAATCAAAAGGCATTAACTCACTATCACCTATCTGAAGTCTTCCGCTTAGCTCCCGAAAGCCATATCATTTTCCTACCAGTAGCAGTAGGTAAAATGCAGGATAGTAGAGCGCAGATAGTAAAAGCTATCCGTGCTAACAAGCAGGTAAAAGGGGTAGGACTCTTTGGATTTACCAATGACCTTTCCACTATTGCCAGCGATGTAGAAGAGCTGCAAACACAAATCGTGGAAGCCGTAAAACCAGATGGCATTCTCATTGATTTTGTGCTTATAGAGGGCAAAGGGAAAGAGGGCTTGGAGGTAAATAACTTTGCTGACCTCAAAGAAAAGAATGCCCCGCAGGTATCAGTAATAATTGCCCAAGACAAAGGTATTGCCAC